TTTAGAAGAGTTGCAAAAAATTAGCATCCAAGAATATCAAGGTTGGATAGCATACTTTGAATTATTAGAAGAAAGGCAAAGGAATGGCAAATAAAAAAATAAAGTTTGAATTAACTGCTGTAAATAAAACTAAAGCTGCTTTTGACAAAGTTAAAGGTGGTTTAAGTGGTATATCTAATGCTAGTAAAGTAGCTGTTAAGGGTATAGCTGGTTTAGGAATAGCAATAGGTGGTTTAGCTACTGCAATAGCATTAGTTGTTAAAAATTCTTTTGATTTTATTGATGCTATTGGTAAAACTGCTACTAGAACAGGTATTGCAACAAATACAATACAAGCATTTCACTTAGCAGCAAGAGAATCAGGTACAAATATAGAAGGTGCAAATAAAGCATTAGAAAAGTTTGCTAGAAGTGTTGGTGATGCACAAAGAGGTCTTAAAACACAACAAGATATATTTAAAGCAATAAATGTTGAGCTAGTTGATGCTGCTGGTAATTATAGAAGTACAGATGAAATCTTAGCAGATACAGCTAGTGGTATTGCAAATCTTGGATCACAAACAGAAAAAACAACTGCATTAGCAAATTTATTCGGAAGGCAAGGTATTTTACTAAATAATGCTATAGAAGATTTAAATGCAAGAGGTTTAGATGGATTTATAAAAAGAGCAGAAGATTTAGGTATTGTATTATCAGAAAAGGTTATTAGAAGAACAGAACAGTTTAATGATTCAGTTGGAGTTCTTGGTATGCAAATTAGAGCAATCAAAGATAATATTACAACTGCTTTTTTACCAGTATTTGAAAAAATGCAAGAAAAAATTGCAAATGTATTTAAAAGAATCAAAGAAGATGCAGATGGTTTTGATAAATTAGGTATGAATATAGCTAACTCAATTATAGAAGGAGTTGCAGCAGCAATTACAGCATTAGGTGAATTTCAATTAGTATTAGCAAATTTAGCAGCTAACATAGACATTATATTACCCAATATGACACTTTCATTTGTAAAATTTGCTAATTCAATAAGAGATATGATTCCAATGAGTAATCTATTTGCAACAGCAATAGAACTTGGAATAATTAAAAAACAAGCTGAATTACAGTTAGAGCTTAATAATAGTGTAAAAGCAAATACAGAGTTCAGAGATAAAATGATTCTTGTTGCACAAGAATTGCTTGGATTAAAAATAACTCTTGATGATATTACTGATTCATATAGTAAATACAACGAAAAAACAAAAGAACAAGCTAATGCTATGTTTGATACTATGAACCCATTAACAGCATTTAAAAATAATTTAGCAGATGTGGGTAAAACATTAGATCAAATAGCAGTAAATTCAATGAAAAAGTTTGAAGATAGCATAGTAACTGGATTACAAACAGGTAAACTTGCATTTAAAGATTTTGCAACTTTTGTCGTTGAACAACTTATTAGAGTTGCAATACAACAATTAATTATAGCAAGATTAATTGATCCATTTAGAAGTATGTTATCAGGTGGCAAATTAGGTGCGTTAAGAGAATTTAACAGTCTAACGGATGGTGATACTTTGTTTAATGGCGATGGTGGTGGTTTTACAGGTATGGGTGTAAGAGCAGGTGGTATAGATGGTAAAGGTGGTTTTCCAGCTATATTGCATCCAAGAGAAACAGTTA